CTCCCAATGGGTCTACAGCAGTCCGTATATTGGCCGTAATCTTAGCATTAAGCTTATTATCCAGCTCAGCTAAAATCGCCTGTAAATAGCGATTAAGGGCGTTGGTGTACATGCCTTTAATTTGGTCAATATTACTTTGCTGGTCGCCTTGGCCGTTTAAATAGCTATCAGGAATGCCGAAGACTTTAGCTATTTGCTTACTCGTCCAATCTGTTTGGCTTAACAGCTTAGTAACATCGGCTTTCATTTCTAGTGGCTTGTAATCTTCAAGTTGATCAATAACTACCGGGCCGCCGTTTGAACTGTTCACCTGTTTCATGAAGTTACGTGAGCGGCTGGCCTTCATCTTCTCACTTAGCAGCCCACCGTGCTGAATAGATAGAACGCCAGGAGCACTAATTGAACGTGCCAATGCAGCCAACGTTAAACTGTTAGACGAACTCTTGACTTGTAACTCATTCGATAATGCTTTTAACGGACTGTTACCAGTCATACCGCCATCGGTACTAGCCCATCGAATATGAATCATGTCAGACTGCGGTACATATTGAAGCACGCCTAAATCAGGCTCGTCAAAGGTAACCGTATAGGTTAAGCCGCTGCCATCATCTAATAAGTAGGTTTGCACTTGGCTAGGTCGCAAATATTCCCAGCGCAGATCTAAGCCATTAGGATTGCGCCATCGATATGCAAAGCATTCACCGCCCAACAACAATTGTGAATACATAGACTGCCAAAACGTGTGACCGTTAGCTGTCGTGCTAGGATTGTTTAGAATTCCTTGTGCTCGTGGCATATTGGCCATTAATTGAACAGTGGCCAAGTCTCCAGATATTTGGTTAACTGCTGAATAAATGTCTGAATTTTTCAAAGCATCTTTGGCACTAACATACTCATTATCGCCAGTTGGTGACAAAAAATTAACGATATTATCGTTATCTACTGGCACGCTTTGAATACTAACTGAATTTTTTATTGCCGTTGGTGGTTCAAAAAAGGGCATTATTAATCACCTCCTTTTTGGCTGGCTACTACGACTTCCGAAAGCCAGCCAACTAAAAATAAAGCTACAGCAATTGCTAAAACGCCCTGTGCCTGTCCGAATAAAAAGGCTGCATACACTCCAGCAATCATGCCTAGAATGAAACACAGCACATCAAAGTAATGCCAGATAGTCGCAAGAAATTGTTTAAAAATCATTAACATCATCTCCTATCAATCCTGATTCCGGGTTATTAAACCATTCGAGAACTTGTTTTTCGCTCATACGTTCGACCTGTTTATCAGGATTGTTTACGTCTGAAAAGTCTTCAAAGTGATACATTGCTTGGAATAAGGCATCAATTAACGCGTCTACCACATCAATCTTCAATGTGGCCTTAGCTTTATCGACTTGAATGCCAATTTTGTCTTCATAAATTTCAGCATTTAGCAATGCCTTTTCCATAATTCGATCGTCCAAACGGTCTACCGAGCCTTCAACAAACATTGCCTGCAAAAATTTAGTTGGATCTTTCAATTCTTTAGTCCGCTGCCGAATTGCTTGCAATGGCCAACCGGAATTTAAATCCAATTGCTTGATTGTAGGCGTTAGTCCCCAAGCGTCATAACCGAAGAAGACAACTTCCAGTCGATGCCGTTCAACAAAGTTAAGCAACCATTGGTAAACCTGCTCATCATTGATGAGTCCCTGAGGGTGACTACTAATTGTACAAAATCCATTTTTAGCCAAGTCCCGATAATTAATACCGTCTTGCTTTTCTTTAGCTTCAATCGAACCAGCTTTCTGCCAGGGAATAAAGCTATGCTGATAAATAAACCATCGTGGTTTGTCATTATTATCGCGATAAGGAAATACAAACGCTAGCGCCGTGTTATCACTAAACATCGAGTAGTCAAAGCCAATATAGACTTGCCGGTCATCAAAACTAAATGATGATATAATAGCTCGCTCAACGTCAGGCAGTTTCAAGAAGCTATCAGCCGATTGCTCTAGCCACAAGTTGAGGTTTTTATTTTGAAAATCGTTGAGTGTGCCCGACAAAGCGTCAGAATCGCGCTTATCTGTCAAGCCGTTCAGCAACACTTCTCGTTGGCTCGGCAAATCTAGCAAGGGATTACTTTTAACCCACATATCGGGCTTATAAGTTTCGTCAAGATTGTCCTGCGACCAAATAAGTCCCAAATATGTATCAGCATCGCGCAAATAATCTTGTTCCATGGCTTGCTGAATCATACGCTCATCATCGTGAAACGGAACAGTGGGATCAGGATATGCCGTTGAAATTTGAATAAATTGCTTATTACGCACCTTAACTTGTCCCGAAACAATTTTAGAAATCTTCTGCCGTGTCTTAATTTCACCAATTTCATCAAATATAGCCGTTGTGAAATGAAAGCTATCGTACTGACCGGCTTCGTGACTGATTGCTCGCAGTTTATTGTTATTACTACTCATCACAACTTGGTCTGCTTGCGAAGACAATGTCCGAGTATCTAGCCCACTATCAGCAATCAATGACTTAAATGGCTCAATCGTTGCAATCTTAGCAAGCATTGATTTAATGTAGCCTAGAATCTTGCTCGTTTGTTTGTAATTAATAGAAGATACTAAGTAATCTTGGTTAGATAGCCCCAATGACTCAATTAAAAAACTATAGGCAGTGATAATTGCCATCAGATAAGTTTTACCCTGACCACGTGAAACTGAAACGATAGCCCGCGAAAAACGCTTGCCGCCGTCATCATTACGCCAGCCAATTAGCATAGCCATAATGAATTCCTGCCACGGCATGAGCTTAGTTGGTTCGCCTGTATCAACGTTCGGACAGATGGAAGCAAATTTAAGTACTTGATCCACTCGTTTTACCGAGTAAGCAAAGGGAAATTCAACGCTACCTTGCCGTTGCAAGTCTCTGATATGGCGAAAAGCCGCTAGCTTAATCAAATAGCCGGTAATCACCTTCTCATCGAGGACATCAAAGGCATACTTTGTTCCAGGATCAGTGTACTGCTGGCGAATATCTGAGCAGTCTAATGATTGATAAGATCCAATAACATCATGTGTTTGTGTTAAATCAATCTTCATTATTAGCCTCCTAGAAATTCTTTCATACGATCAGCGACGCTACGTTCGTCTTTGTGGTCATCTAGGTTTAACTTGAGCAGATCACTGCGAGATTTTGGCGATAGCCCCAATTCGGCACCTAGTTTAGTCAGATTTTTAACCGCTGAATCGTAAATTTGTGTCATGGGATTACGCTTGTAGCCCACGAAGTCTCGACCAATTTTTTTACCAGTCTGATCTTGCAACGTCTTGTAGATTGCTTGGACTTCACCATTTTTCTGGATATGTTTATAGGCATTGCGATAAATCTCATATTGGGAAGCGTATTGCTCTACAAGCCCGCTATCAATGCGCTTAACCGGGGTATTGTCTTCTAAAAAAGGCACTAATCGACGCCAAACGACCTTAGCTTGCCGGCCTAAGTAAGCTGGCGGTGTACGTGATAATTGTCCGTCGTTGACGTCTTTATCCGCTTTTTTCATTTTTTCTGTCTCCTTTCATTATTGGTTGACCCCCCCCTACCTAAAAACTTTCAAAAATTGTTTCTATCACAAAATGACGGCAATGTGTGCGCTCTTCCCGGGACGTGTTAGGGGGCGGGGGTTGTTTTAATTTTGGCTGAGACCAATTACACTCAAAAATTTAAAGTCGCTTGAATCGCAAGACAGACGCTTATAAAGCGATGATGATTAAACAGTTTGAATCTTCTTCCAACTGATAGCCTTTTTCTTTTAAAATCTGTCCCAGCTTTCTCTTTTGGTTGGGATTAAAGCCGATAAGATCAATATAAACCTTATCATCATCCTTTAAAGCAGCTGTTTCAATTTCACGCTTAACATATTCAATTTGTTTATCAGTTAGTTTTTGTTGCATTACTGATTTAATTACTTTGTAGTCAGGAATCTTATCATATCTGTTATTCATAACTGCCACTATCCTTTCTTATGATTGCTTTGACAACTGTTTCAGTATCAATGGTTGTGCCTGATTTGCCAACGAACTCAAACGGTATCTTCACTCCTTATTCATTAACACAACGATTGCCGATACATCATTGATCGGCGTTACGCTTTGCAACTCGTTGCCTTGACCAGTGCCATAGTATAATTGCTCCCAGTCCGTCTTAGCACGATGACAGCTCCCACAGATTACAGCTAAGTTATCAACGTTAGCTTTCAGTGTTTCATCAAACTCAATTGGCACAATATGATCAACTGTCTTAGCAGGTGTGATAACTCCTTGCACTTTGCAGTAAGCACATAAGTAATGGTCACGCTCTAGGACTTGTTGTCTTAGATGTGACCATTGTCTTGTCCGATAGAAGTTGTATTGCTGGCGCTTATCCTCATTGCGATAACGTGTAATCGTGTTGTACTTGTGCGTGTATTGCTTATCGTTACCACGTGCCCAACGTTGCCGACTAGCTAAGTACTCAGCCTCATGCTCATAGTGCTGCTGACAATAGTGTTCAGGGAAAGTGACCATCGCATGGCAGTTAGGATAGCGGCATCTTCTTGTCCTTGGCATGTTGCTTTCTCCGTTTCTTTTCCAAACAAAAAGCGCCACGCTGTTTAGCACGACGCTTTTTATCCTTATACCATCTATCTAGCCGAGCATCAGCTTGAACCCACTCTGGTGGCTCGTACCCGTATTTGCTATGAATCATTTGTGTCATGACATTACTCCTAAATTTATGTATAAAAGGCCCAGTAATTAGCCGAGCCTTCAAATAAAATTGTGTACAATTTAACTATTTTATAAATCGGTTATATACCCACACAAAAATTAATAATAGAAATAGTAGGGTAATAACCGCTGTTACTACAACAATTGTATAATCAGTAATTGTTACTCCTAACACGCTATCTCCTCCTAATCTACCTATGACTAAAAAGCTTATGTAACTCTTCATTTATATCAGCATTCATTTTGTTATAATCACGTTCGTTAGAATCGAAGTCAGTTATTTCAGTTCTTAATAAATCTAAGGGATCAATCTGATAACCAGTAAAGTCGTATTTAAGTGAAGCAATTAAGTTTGCTATATATAACATTAGCTTAGCGCCACCATCTCGTTGACCTTTAAAATTGTATTGATTAAGAAGCCCCAATATAGCGACCGTTTTATCGGATCCATATAATAACGTTTTGTGAGTTAAACTTTTAAAGCGTGCGATTCCATCATCTGAATTTAAAGTTTTCATTGTTTCATCCATGAATGTGATATATTTAGTCCATTCCTCCATAACTTCTTTTAACTCGGATCCACCAAGTTGCCTGAAATACTGTTCAACTTGCAATTGACGATTATTCAAAAATTTTGTGTTTGCAATCAACTTATTACTAATATGCGCAGGAAGCTGCCGCAAAAATAAAATTAAAACACCTAATAAAACGGTAAAGATTGTAGCTATAATATTCATATACATAAAATCATTCCTCCAAACTACTCTAACTATACAAAAACTCCCGCCAATAAGCGAGAGCTAGTTTGGAGATTGTCCGTTTTGACGCCGCAGACGCGTTTAATGTGCTTGGTATGGATTTGCACCCTACATGATGTGTGGACATACTGGTTGTCAACCAACACCCGTTACTCGCACCTAACTGTGCGTCTACCTATTCCGCCACAAGCACATGTTAGCCAAAAAGACATATCGAAAAGACTAACTTCTTCATCATTGAGTGCCAATCTGCTTGTCGTCTCCGAAGATTTTACCACGAGCTATCAGAGCAGTCCCAATAGCTAACTAATCACGTTACACAGTTTTAGCCCCCATGAGTGACCATGCTGTATAACAATATCGCTGGTAGGCCTCGAACCTACATCCCATTGTGGCTTACCAATTAGCCCACAGCGACTACCAGTCTGTAATTTGGAGGATTACTTCATGCACGTCAATCACATTTGGCATACTACCAATTTAGCACGATTATAGAGGCTAGTTTTCTCACTTTTTTCCACTATAGATCATACAATCCTAATCTCTTTGCACACTCATTAACAAATGCGTTTCTTAGTTCATATGCTCGCGCCTTACCAACACTCAATAAGTTGTTATCTACTAGGCCAACCAGAGTATATCTTGGATGATTTCGAAAATACAATTCAGTAACAATAACCTCCGTATCATGTCCCACATCATCTAGACAATCGTCAATCACTTCCCGCTGATGTTTCAAAGCATTAATGCGTCGATCGTCATCAATCGTGATAATCGTGTTGAGTGTCGTTTCCGGATACTTGTATTGTGCCTTGCCACCTCCGACATTATCATCACGTGGTACAGTTGGATAACGTAATTCCTGTTCACGTTTCTCGATATACTTGTCAATCTTGGGATAGTCACGTAGAATATCTTCAACTTTTCTAATCGTCGTTCGTTTCACTACCAATTCCCCTTTCACTCAACTCCATAATGTCAGCAATGAAGTCCTGGCCAATTTGTGCCTGTATCCTGTTGACAAATGGTTCATCGTTCGGAAAAAGTTCCGCAATCAATGACATTCCCAAACTAGCCATCTTGGCTTTCTCCCTGATTGCTTTGGCGTATTCGGTATCAGTCATGTTTTCCCTCCACCACATATCCGTCTAGCCACGCACGAGCAAACAGATCTTGATTATCAGACGGACACAACCAACTTAATATGTCGTGGATCATATCATGTGATCTGGCATGACTAAACAACACGATATTGCCAGATAAAGATGTTCCTATGGTAGTATTGGCACGCTTACAATCCGTAAGGTAATTTGCAACATTTTTAGGAATCACCGGAAGTTCGGCATACGACTTCTTGAACACATCATCTGTAATAGTCCAATGTTCGCCATTGACACCGGTTGCGATCCAAGAATTAATTTGTACTCCTACCCAGCCTTCAAGAGTATTAATTCGATAAGGGGCTACCCAGCCGCTGCCAATAGCAATATGGTATTTTTCTCTCATCTCATTACTTCCATCAAACTGTTCGGCCTGAAATGGCTGTTTAAGATAAACTTTAATCACTTTTCCTCCTCCAATAGATCCGGGTTCTCGTGCACGTTTCCAATAACTTCATATGCTCGATATCTTCCACTGGCCCAAATATTATGTTCAATATTTCCACTTTCGTAGCACCATTTAAGGTCAATTCTGCTACGTGTGACTACCCCAACTTTAGATAATTCGAACAGTGGATCGTTTGGTATAGACTTAATAATATCCCCTTCATAGATGTCCTTGCCGTTCACGTCTTTCAGGCCTATAAATTGTTCAAGTTCAAACAGTGCATCAATTCCATCTGTTTTACCATCGTTAGAATAAATACCATTGTCACCAATGCTAGCTTCTGCCCAATAGGCTTGTCCATTAATAAATTCAATATTGTCAGGTAATAGCATTTTATTCTGAACTTTGTCCCACGCTCTAAACTTAATCATCGTCGCCATCTCCAATCATCTCCTAGAACTCAATAGGTCCAGCGCTATCACAACCCATGCCACAACACTGATAAAAGCAACTCCATGCCATAATCCGTCTAAGAAGTTCCCAATGATCATGACTAAAATAAATAAGGCTATCATGCCAAGCCCAATTTTATTTCTAATACTCATTTTCAATCCTCCATGACTACTTTTTATATTTGTCTAATTGCTTAACAAACGTACCATCATTCAGATCAGCTTGTTGACCCATCAAATAAGCTATCGCTTCATTAGCTCGGTTAGCAGATTTTGTTATAGCAACCGGTGTGCCATCAACACTAATGACATGATTCCAAGTTGCGTTGTACTTTTTAACACGTGTTACTTCAATTGACATCTTCAATCCTCCCCGAACGCTTCAAACGCCAGCTTGCGTTCCTCGTTAGTTGGTTCCTTGACGTTTATCATGGTTAATCATCTGGAATTAAAGCAACATAGTCACCTTTAAACTTTGCATGGGAATAATCAATGCCATGCTTATCAAGATACTTTTTGATATCCGGAATTGTGCCATAAGCATCTGGCTTCTCTGGATCATCTGATCGGGTAAACATCTTGGAAAAATCATCTTCACTGTTTTCAGGTGCATGACTAATAAATTCTCGATTAGCTTTATAGTAAAATCCATTTGCATCTTTTTCTCCACGTTTCTTGAAGCCAGACTTAGGATCAGTATTAGAGTCTTCATTCGTTGTGCCTGAGTCTTCCGGAACGAATGTATGTTTTTCCTCACGACCAGTAACCAACTGATGTGACTTAAAAATTTCCTCAAAACTCAATTCACGAGTTGCTTCAACTGTTACGGTCAAATCATTGTTTTCAATCTTTAATTTCATAATTACTTACCGTCCTCTTTGGTTGATTTTTTGTTTGCTTCGGCGTGTTGCTTCATGCGCCGGTGCTTCCATTTAATCGTTGAACGCTTCTTAGTGTGTTTAGGCATTCTCGTCCTCCGTAATGTAGTATTTGTTTTCGTCAATCGCACGAATGCGTTCATCCAGCCAAACGTTATTGTGCTTTAGCTCCCGAGACGTCCTAGTTTTACCCTGCTTGCCTTCCATGACTAATTTAATGGCATTATACTGGGTACGCGTAATCTCCGTGTAATCGCCTGATACGGTCTTAATTCCAGGCATCTTATGCAAGTTAGCTAGTTTGCTATTAGGTACGTTATCCATGCTGCCATATCTCGCTTCTAGCTTATGAATTACTTCCAGTTCTTTAAGCCAATTTTTGCTTGCCATAGGCTAACTTCCTTTCAAGCTCCTGTTCGTAATGAGCATGTATCTCATTCGTACAATTTGGGCATGGGGCAAACGTGAATCCATAACTCCCAAGTGGTTGCTGAACAACTTTACTCCCATGACATAATTCACAACTCATACACTTCTGACTCCTTCCATGTTGTCAAACAGCAATTGACAGCTAGTATCCTTAGTATATAAACGATCAATTGTTTTGCCGTCGTACATACTTTCTAATTGCTTACGTGTGTTGTTAGTCGTAATGATGGTTATATGTTTGACTTCGTTATGATCAAAATCGCAACGCGCATTCGCCACTTGATACATCAGTGTCTGCAAATCTTTGTGTACTGGCTTGTAGAACCCTTTTTCAGTTGGCTTACCGCCTTCAGTACCAAAGTCGTCTAAAACTAAAACATCAACGTTTTGCATGTCTTTTAGAATGTATAGTAAACGTTGACGTACATCCGGTGCTTCATACTTTTCATTAACCAGCCGTAGCAACTCAGCTGTTGAGACAAACATCGCTGTCTGCCCTACGCTCATTAGCTGATACATAATTGCTAGCGCTAATGATGTTTTGCCAACGCCGGGTCCGCCTGCAAGCGCTACGTTGAACTGGTTAGCCTCTAATTGTCTAGCTAACTTAAATGCCTGATTGCCAAGCTCTCTAGCTTTAGCTTGATTAGGCTGTTTATCAACCTGCCAATCATTAAAGCTAAATCGTAGTGGCACGTCTCCAGACCAGACTGACATGCGATAGTAATACCGTTTCCGGTTAGCAACCACACCAGCATTGGCACGGTCAATCGTTTGATGGTCCAATTCTTCTTTGGTTGGCAACTTAGTCGTGTCAATGCCTCTAGCCGCTACTACTTTCTGAATCGTGGCTTGATTGAATAACTTCGCTATATTTTCCATTAGCCAAACCAGTCCTCTCGTGTTTGTGGCGCTGCTTTGTGACTTTGGTTACTTTGCTGATCTCTCTTAGCCCAATTACGAATGGTAGCCAAGTAATCTTTGTAGTGTTTACCACTAGATTGAACATACCCAGAGACTCGCTCAATACGATCTTGCCAGTCAGAAGGAAACTCCAATTTGAGTTTCTCTAATTGTTCATCCGTCAGTAAGACATTCTGGTATTGTCCATATTTGTGTCGTGCTGGTTTGGATTTTCCTGGTTTGGGCTTACCTGGTTCTATATACTTACCTTTACTATCCTTACCTAACCTAACCTTAC